TTAGAAGAGTATTAGAAGGTATAGATTTAATTGATTATGATAAAAATTCTTTAATAATTACAAAATCATATAAAGATGTATGTTTGTTTTATAAAGCTGGTTTTAACTCAATAGCTCCTCCTTCAGAGACTTCTATAAATTATATCTTAAAAGATGAAATTATTCATATGTTTAGAGATATTTATATTTATATGGATCCAGATGAAACAGGAGAAAATGCTTCTAATCTTCTTTTAAATAGTATTACTAATTCTAAAAAATTAGATATAACTATAAACACTAAAGATATATCAGATTTTGTAAAATTAAATAATTTTGAAATTTTTAAAAACCAATTAAAGAAATATGCCACTCAAGACTCCATATTTATCAACAATTTTTCTTTATAATCACATAATTCAGTTATATAATGATGTTGTAGATAAAGGAAAAGAAAGTAACATCATGATGAGACACTATGGTCGTTTTAACAGAGAATATTTTCAGTTAGATGACGTATCTCATAAATATAATTCTATAAATCAAAATGTCATATCAAGCTTAGACTTTGTAAGACGTTTAATAAAAAGTGTAAAAGTTTCTAATGGACATGTTACAAGATCTTATCCTACTACTTTAACAAATAAACATCTAATAGCTTATATTCCTATTAATAAACATTTCATAGATGAATATGATGATATAGATTATTTAGGTGTTAAATGTAAAATACTAGATAAAATTCAAGAAAATGATCATTGTTATATGGTAGAAATACCTAAAGCTTTTGTAAAAGATAATAAAAATTTAATGTTTGCTTCTCAAAAAAATTGGTTAATGTTAAAAGTAGATATTTTTACAAAAGAAAATGAAGAATTTATTAAAAACTTTGATTTACCAAGACTTATGTCTAACTTAAATAATAAAATACAATTAGAAGTTTTAAAATTAAGAAAAGAAACTTTAACTTGTAAAATACTAGAAATGCAAAAACAAGCTGGTCATTTAAACGAAATTTTAAATCATTAAATTATGGACCAATTACAAATTTTTAAAGATATTAATAAACAAATATCTTATTTATCTTATAGAGATCCTTTTGTATATCATTTTACAAGTTCTCTAAACATAGTATTACATTCAGAATCTGATAAACCAAGTTTTCCATTAGCTGCTGTAGGAATTAATTCTAAGACATATAATTTTGAATTACATGTTGTAGTAGATGCATGGGAAAAATTAACTGATAAAATAAAACAAGGAGTTTTAATGCATGAATATCGTGCCGTTATATAGTAATATATAAAAGAAAGTGCTAAACTGACGGAAACGTCTTCTAAAAATTAATCTACTAAGTTATGGTAGTGATACACATAATGGCTGAACTAATCACTCAGGTATAGTAAAAAAGATTAATTCATGGAGAAAATCCGCAGCCAAGTCTCTTAAGTCTAAGAGAAAGGTTCAGAGCCCATAATGCACTATCCTACTGGGATAAAGGTATGGTCCGATCTTTATGGTGACATAAAGGAAGTTCATAAGAGAACTGCTGTAATTATTACAGTGACATATTGGAAATTCTCCATTTAGTTTTTTATCATTTAACAGAATTTACCTGGATGAGTAAAGAAAATCATAAACTTGCTAACATTTCGACGGATTTAGAAATAAATCAAATGATTGATTCTCAATTACTTCCAGAATGGGGTATATTTTTAGATCACTTTAGAAATAAATATCCTGAAATAGAATTTAAACCAAAAGAAGGTTCTGTTTATTATTTTAACCAATTAAAAAAGATCAAAGAGCTTAATTATGAAATTCATATTAATGCTCAACATGGAGATAATTTTTCAGGTGAATTTGTTGATGAAAATGGTAATCCTATTACCGTTGATGAAGGAGTAAGAGAAATTATTGAAAGATCTTTAGAAAGAAAAATTGAAGAATTAATTGATTCTTTAAAACAAGCTGGAAATGCTCCTGCATATTGTGATAAATTGATAAAAGGTTTTGTTAAACCTAAACCAGTTTTTAATTACCATAAGTATATTAAAACTTTTATAAACAACTCTACTGAGTATAATGTTAAGAAAAGTTATTACAAAGTAAATGCCAGATTTCCAGATAATCCTAGAGTAGTTTTACAACCAAAAAGTAAAATATTAATGCTTTTAGATTTTTCTGGTTCAGTAGGAGCTGAAGATGAAGCTGCTATTTTAAATGAAGTATATCATACTTTAAAAAGTCAACCTTCTGAATTAAGAAGTTTTGATACAGCAATTTCAGAAAAAATAAATTATAAAAAAGGAGATCAAGTATTTCCTAGAACTCAATGTGGTGGAACTTCATTTAATGTCTGCGTTGATTACTATGAAAGTAGAAAAGATATGACTACTTGTATAGTATTTACAGATGGTGAAGCTTATACACCTAGAGAAACTCGTAAAAACATTTTATGGGTAATCACTAAAGGAGGCTCAATTGAAGCTTTCAAAAATACTAGACACCAATATATCCAAATGAATTAATTAAAAAAATATTTAAAAATGGCAACTACATTTAAAAAATCAGAAATTACATATAGCAACAATCAAGTAAAAACATTTATTAAAAACGTAATTGAATCTAATACGTTTAATCAACAAAGAGGTATCACTCCAATTGCTGTGAATTGTGAAGGTGTCCCAGGGATTTCTTGGTAGCAACTAAATATTAACTTATTTAATAGCTACATATATAAATAGAATAAAATTATTTATGTATGCCGGTTCCTGTAAAACTCCGTGAATCTGGGAACACCTTGAAGAAGGCAACCCTAATCCAAGCCTTGTAGAAATACATTGAAGGATCAACGACTACCGTACACTTTCTTACCAAGTGGTGTTGAAGAAAATGAAACGGCACGAGTGCGGAGCAGTATCTTATATCTACCAAGATTTAAAGGATATTGAAGAGATAGTCTGAACTGTATGTATAACAAAATAAGATACAGAAGTATAGGATAAAGAGCTTATACGATAACATTGTCTGTGGCAAGACATCAATAATGAAACAAATAGCTAAAGAGCTAGATGCACATTTCTTTTTAGATTCTTTTGCTCAAAATACAGATCCAGGAGAATTAACTGGATTTCCTGTAGCTGAAACAAAAGTTACAAGAGACGGTAAAGAAGAATGGGTTAGTAATAACATTTTAACTCATTATATAACAGCTGGATATTCTGTATGTTCAGGAGATTCTTATAGAACTTCTTATGCGATGCCTAAGAAAATTAAAGAAATGTGGGAAATTAGAAATAATTATGAAGCTGATTTAATTAAATTTGAAGCAGGTGAAATTACAGAAAAACCAGTAGAACCTATTATTATGTATATAATAGATGATGCATTTAGAGCTAATCCTCTTATTATGCAAGCTTCTATGGAAATAATGGAATCTCAAACTTGTGGATCTTGGAGTTTACCTAAGAATACTCATGTTATTTTAACTAATAACCCTGATGATGGTAATTATCAAGTTTCTTCTGCTGATAAAGCAATGAGTGATCGTTATATTACTATTAAAATGGTATGGTCTCATGAAGATTGGTCAGAACAAGCTGAAAATAAAATAGATGGTAGATGTATAATCTTTGTATTAAAACATCATGATACATTTTCTACTAAATTAGATGAAAATGGGTTAATTCCAGATAATTATGTTTCTCCGAGAATGTTAGAAAAATTCTTTAATTTAATTTCTCACATTGATGATTTTACAAATGCTGAGTCTAAAACTAAAATTTCAATGTTAGGAGCTTCTTCAATAGGAAGTAAATTAACTGGAGAATTTATTGCATTTATTAATGAATCAGGTCATACTTTACCAAGTCCAGAAGATTTATTAATTAAATACTCAGATGATAAATTTGTTTCTACTTTAGAAGAAGTAGTAGGATCAGTTGATGATATTAAAAAGATGAATAAAGCAGCTATTTCTATTATTACTAGAAGAATTAAAAATTATTTAGTTAATAAAACAGATAAGATTGATGCTAAAACAGTTGAAAAAATGTCTGATAGAATTATTAAATTAGTTGATTCTAAACAAATTACATCTGATTTAGCTACTTTTTTACTTAATGTATTTCAGCAAAATAACTTTAATAAAAATCCAAATTTGAAACAAATTTTCAAAAAAGTAGGAGTTAATCCTTCTTACACTAAGATTATGTTAAAGAATCAAGTAAATTACTAATATGGAAGAAGAAAAAGTTGAAATTACAAAAGAGTATTTAGAAAGTACAGGTAATAATCTTTTTCTACAACATATTAATTTAAAAAATATTGATATTACAAATGTAGAAAACAATAAAAAGATTTATTTTATACCAAATACACCAGTAGATCATCATTCTTTTAACATGTGTAAAGATCTTTTTAACTGGAAAAGAGTTTTAGATCCTAATAAAGCAGATTACATATGTTATGATCCAAGAATGTATAAATCTAGTTTTATGTATTCTATTAAGTATAAAAAATATGCTCATGATTTTAGATCTGTATTTACTCCATTTATTCTTGAAAATAAAGAAGCTAGTGTAATTACTGATTTAAATTCTTTATTGCATAAAAATTACATGATAGATGATGAAATCATGGAAAACTTTTATACAGAAAGACTTACTGATTCAGATAATGATACTTATTATTACTTGTTTAGAGATACTCTTTTACCTCATTTAAAGCCTTGTGAAGAAAATGATGTATACTTATGTCAGATATTAGCAGATATTAAATATTTAGAAAGATCTCAGTTAGAAGAAACAATATGTGCATATAACGTAGACAGATTCAAAAGAAATTTAAATGAAAGACGTTTTAATAAAAATATCAATATTGATTCTATAGAACCATCTGATTATGTAAAAGAGTATTTAAAAACCATTGTAATAAACAACACAGAAGAATTAATAATTAACAGATTAGAAAATTTTAATTTAAACGAAGAGACTTTCAGAGAATTACAATCTATTTTAATGGATAATGTCACAAAAATTATTAACAACAAGCTCTGCGAAAGTATATAAATCATTAAAGTACGGATACACTAACTATATATTGTATATGGCTCCGCATACATTAAATTCATATGGAAAAAATCTATGCCCTTCTTCTACAGAAGGGTGTAGATCCGTATGTTTATATGGATCAGGAAGAGGTGTATTTAATAATGTTCAAACTAGCAGAATTAAGAAATCAGACTTATTTATAAGCGATTTAAACACATTTAAAGAAACTTTGTATAAAGAATGTACTTTAGCTAAAAAAAGGCATTTAAAAGACAAAAAAAAGTACTGTATAAGATTAAATGGTACTACTGATATAATGTGGGAAAATATAAGGTTTAAAGATAAACCTTTAAAAAATAATTTAAATCCTAATATATTTGAATTATTTCCAGAAATACAATTTTTAGATTATACTAAAATATTAGGAAGATCTAGAAAAAAGCTACCAAAAAACTATTGTTTGGTTTATTCTTTTGATGGGGATAATCTTAAACAAGTTAAAGAACTACTAGATAAAGGTAATGGTGTAGCGGTTGTATTTAAAGAAAGTTTACCTAAGAAACTTGGTAAATATAAAGTAATAGATGGAGATCTCAGTGATCTCAGATTTTTAGATAAGAAAATGTTTAAAATAAAAAAAGAAGAAGGTTATATAATAGGTTTGACATATAAAAAAAATAAATTAGACAACGAGAGTAATAACCTAAAAAATAACTTTATTTATGATAGTCAAAAACATAAATTCTAGAAATAAAGGACATCAGTTTGAAAGGGATTTATGTAAATTATTTAGAAAATATTTTCCTAAAGTAAATACTTCAAGAGCAAGTAGTAAATTACTTGATGATTGTAAAATCGATTTAAATAATATAGATTTTAACATTCAAGCTAAGAATGGTTATGATAAAACTAATTTTAACTTTTTTGATTTAAAAAATGAAAGTGAAAAGTTATTAAAAAAGAACTTTGAAGGTGTTTTTCTTAATCATTATTTAGAAAAACCTTTTTTATTAATTCATAAGAAGAAAGTTGGAACTAGTGTAACTATAGAATTAGATTCTTTTATGAAATTAATAGAAAAAGCCTATGGATAATATATTTAATATTAACATATCTTATTTAATTCTTCATCAATTTTTAAAAGACATTTTTGCTAAAAATTTTAACTATTTAGAGTTTTTCTATAAAAACGGTTTAATGAATATTTATTCAAAAGATCTAATATATGATCCTTTAGATAAATTTTCTAATAATATGTTTTTATTATTTGAAAATGAAAAATTTGAACATAGTAATCAATTTAAAAAATATCCTTTAGTAAAAGGAACTAGAGTTTTAAGTTTTAAAGAGTATTTTGAAGAAAATACTAATGTAATAGATATCTATGAAGTAGATGAATTTCATTCAATGGTTATTTATTCATTAAAACATATTGATACTATAGAAGAATTATTTAATAATAACTACTCTAAATTAGATTACACTGTAAAAGAAAAGTATTTTAAGTATCCTACTAATAACATTACTAAACTAGGCAATATGATAGTAAATAAAGAAGAATCTTTATTGAATTATATTAATAAAACATTTGATTTAAACCTAAATAGGTTTGATTTAAACGAGTATTATTCTAAATTTGATGAATCTTCTTATTTTACAGGAGAAGTGCTTAAAAACGATTATTTATACCTCAATAAACAACTAAATTACCTCAAATGATTCACAAATTAAATGGAGAATGCTTTTTAGAAAAAGAGTTTTCATCTAAAATAACAAAAGATTTTAATACATCTAAATTAGATGTTGATAAATTCTACTATGTATTAAACAAATGCTTATCTGATTTAGAAAAAACTTTGTTAGAAGATCATATTAAAATAGTAGAATCTTCTAGAGCTGCAGATTTTATTATTTATTATCCAGATTTTGGAACTGGTTTTATTACTGAAAACGAAGAAGGAATTATAGTAGAACAAATTAATAAAGATTTTTATAAAAGTCTTTATAATAGTCCAAAATTAATTGATAAATCTTTTATTTCTATTTATGAAATTCTTCCTTTAATTAAAAGAAATTTTGAAATAGATTTAGAAGAGTTTACAGAGTCTTTAAATAATATAATTGGTACGAATAATGAAATGTTATTTGAACATGCTTTAACAGTATCTAATATAAACATTCAAAATAAAGAAGCTTTTGTAAGCTTTAGAAATAAAATTAATAATTTTAACGATGAGTTTGTTGAAATATTTTATAATAACAATAATATTAAAAAGATTATTAAGAATATATGGGGTATTGAATATACTGAATATTCTGAACATTTTGTTGAAAATATTATTAAAACCGAAAATTTGAAATCCGCTCCCACGGAAACAATTTAATCACTTTTCCAATGAACGAGGTAAAAGGTGGTATAACACACTAAAAATAGTAAAATGATATATTTCATAGGACAATCTTTATTTGAATATAATGATATTCAAAATGCAACCTTAACTGATTGTTTAAATTACTGTAAAAACAAAAAAATATTAGGTTTAGATATAGAAACTACTAGAAAATATAAAAAAAATTTATATTCAGAAGAAGTTTTTAAACCTGGTTTAGATCCTTATTTAAGTAACATTATAATGCTTCAAATAGGAGATTTAGAAAATCAATTTATCATAGACTGTAGGAATAATGATATTAGTATTTTAAAGCCTGTATTAGAAGATAGTCAAATATTAAAAGTAGGTCATAATTTAAAGTTTGAAACAAAACATCTTTTCTTAAAAGGTATATGTTTGAAAAATATTTGGGATACTATGATTTGTGAAAAAGTTTTATATAATGGAGAAAAAAGAAGTTTTTCTTTAGAAGCTTTGATGAAAAAGTATTTGAATTATCATAGTAAAGAAGAATTAGATTTATTTCAAAATAATGATTCTGTTTTTGAATATGAAGATGATTTTGAAAATGAAATAAGCAACTTAGAATTTACTGAAAAATTATATGTAGATAAATCTATAAGAACTCAATTTGTAGAAATAGGTGAAAAACCATTTACTGAATCTCAAATTAAATATGGTGCTACTGATATTATAACTCCTTTACAACTTCAAGAAATACAATCTAAAGGGAGAATTATTCAAGGAGAACTATATTTACCTACTAAAGCTTTTGAAATAGAAAATAGATTTGTAATAGCTCTTGGTAAAATAGAATTAAGAGGAGTAACTATTGATGTAAATGGGTGGTTAGCTATGTATGATAAAAATCTAGAAATTTATTTTAAAAAAAAGGAAGCTTTGGATAATTGGGTAACTTCTAATTTTCAAAAGTTTTCAAGAACTGATTTGTTTTCTAATAACGAATGTTTAGTAGATTGGCAATCTCCTAAATCTGTTATTCAATTTGCTAAATTTTTAAATATTTGTCCAAAAGAAAAATCTAAATTTACTGGTAAAATAGAATATACAGTAGGTGCTAAAGCAATGTTTAGATTGTTATCTAATGAAAACAAAGATTTATTTTTTAAAGGAGTTAGTTTAGATTTTAAAGATAAAGATGATACTCAAGCTTTTATATTAAACTTCTTATTATTTAAAAAATACCAACAATTAACTACTACTTTTGGTAAAAATTGGTTAAGATTTGTACACCCAGTCACTAAAAAAGTACATACAAATTTTGTACAGATTTTACAAACAGGGAGAATGAGTAGTACTTTTCCTAATCTACAGCAAATCCCCAATGGAGAAGAGTGGCGTAAATTATTTATACCTAGTAGTAAAAATAAAAAATTAATTGCTACTGATTACAATTCAATGGAAGCAGTATTGGCTGCAGAAGTATCTAATGTTCCTTTATTACAAGATTTTTTTATAAATGGACACCCTATATTTGGAAGTGATTTTCATTCATTTGTAGCTACTCAAATGTATAGAGTTATTAGAAATGATTCTAATTTAATTATTAATAAAAAAGAACATGCTAAAGAAAGAAATACAGCTAAAAGTTTAACTTTTAAATTGTTTTTTGGAGCTAGTGATTATACTATAGCAGTAGATTTAGGTATAACACCTGAAGAAGGTACATTATTTTATAATAGTTACATGGATGGTTTTCCAGGGTTATTAGATAATTTTAAAAAAACTCAAGAATTGGCTTATAAAAGAGGATGGATTGAATTAGATCCATATACTGGAATGAGGTTTTTTTATCCTGATTTTTTAAAAATACAAGAACTTAATAAAGAAGCAATGTCTTATTTTCCTGAAGATTATAAAAAATTATCTAAAGAAGAGCAAAAATCTTTTAAAGAAAATTTATATAAAGATAAACCTTTTATTAAAGATTTATGGAAAGATTGGGGTAAATACAGAAGTAAATTAGCTAGAGCTGCTCTTAATTACCGTATACAAGGTTTTGGAGCTAGATTAACTAAATTAGCTGTTTTAGAACTTGAAGAAGATAATTATTCTTTAGATGAAGGTTTATTGTTAATAGTCCATGATGAATTAGTAGAAGAATTTTTAATTGAAAATGCAGAAAATAGAAGTAAAATAACTGAAAAATCAATGAATTTGTCAGGTATAATAGCTGGGAATAAAATACCTTTATATGGTACATCTGCAGTAGGAGATTATTGGATACATTAAAAATTTTAAAAAATAACAAAAATAGATGAATGGAAAAGAATTAGTAAGTAGTAATATATTTAATCCTAGAGAAAATATATTACCTTACGAATATCCAGAATTATTAGAATATAAAAAAGCTATAAGGCATTCTTACTGGTTAGAATCAGAATTTAATTTTACTTCTGATATAAACGATTTTAAGATAAAAGTTGATAATTCTGAAAGAGAAGCTATAAAAAGAACAATGTTAGCAATAGCTCAAATAGAAGTAAAAGTAAAAACTTTTTGGGCGGATATGTACAAAAGAATGCCTAAAACTGAAATAGGCGATGTAGGTATGACTTTTGCTGAAAGCGAAGTTAGGCACAAAGATGCATACGCTGAATTATTAAATGTCTTAGGTTTACAAAAAGAATTTGAAACTTTAATAGAAGTACCCGCTATTAAAAATAGAATTAATTATTTAACAAAGTATTTAGACGGTACAAGAAGTAAAGATAATAAAATGTATACAAAAAGTGTATTATTGTTTTCTTTATTTATAGAGCATGTATCTTTGTTTAGTCAATTTTTAATAATGATGTCTTTTAATAAAGAAAAAAACTTATTTAAAGGTATATCAAATGTAGTTGAAGCAACATCAAAAGAAGAAGATGTACATGGTAATTTTGGAGTAGAAATCATAAACATAATTAAGAAAGAAAACCCTGAATGGTTTGATGAAGAGTTTGAAGAATTAGTTTATTCTGCTTGTAAAAAAGCATATACTGCTGAATGTCTTGTATTAGATTGGATTTTTGAAAACGGTGAATTATCTTTTTTACCTAAAGAAATTATTAAACATTTTATAATGAATAGGTTTAATAATTCTTTATCTAAAATTGGAATGAAGCCTGTATTTAGTCCTGATCTTACTTTACTCGAAAAAACAATGTGGTTTGAAGTAGAAATAACATCTACCAAAGAAGGTGATTTTTTCTATAAAAAACAAGTAGATTATTCAAAAAAAACTAAATCAATTACAGAAGATGACTTATTTTAAAAATTACTGGTTAAATGAGGAAAGTAGAACTTTCCTAAGTAGAGGGTATATTACAGAAACCCCTGAAGAAAGAATTAAGCATATTGCTTATACAGCAGAAAAAATCCTTAAAATTGAAGGATTTGCTGATAAGTTTGAGAATTATATGCAAAAAGGTTTTTATTCTTTGTCCACTCCTGTTTGGAGTAATTTTGGTAAAACTAAAGGTTTACCTATAAGTTGTTATGGGTCAAACGTAGATGATTCTTTAGATAGTATTTTAAATGCTGCAAGAGAGATAGGATTAATGTCTAAATATGGTGGCGGTACTTCTGCTTATTTAGGAAATATTAGAGCTAGAGGTACTAAAATATCAACAGGTGGTTTAGCTGACGGTCCTACTCATTATGCTAAAATATATGATACAGTTATTGATACTTGTAAACAAGGAGAATCTCGCAGAGGAGCTTGTGCAATATGGTTACCTATAGAGCATGAAGATATAGAAGAGTTTTTAGAAATTGGTAGTGATGGTAACCCTATACAAAATTTACAATTTGGTGTTACTATTACAAATGAATGGTTAATTTCAATGAAAGAAGGTGATTCTTCTAAAAGAAAAATTTGGGCAAAAGTAATTGAAAAAAGAACTGAGTTTGGATTTCCGTATATCATGTTTAAAGATAATACAAATAATAATACTCCGTATAAAGATTTAGGATTAACTATTAATCATAGTAATTTGTGTAGTGAAATACAATTACCAAATAATGAATTTGAATCTTTTGTATGTTGTATCGGTAGTATAAATTTACTTCATTGGGATGAAATTATCAAAACAGACGCTATAGAAATTTACACTTATTTTTTAAATGCTGTTTTAGATGAGTTTATAAAAAAATCAGAAAATTTACCTGGTATGAAAAGAGCTCATAGATTTGCTAAAAATCATAGAGCTATAGGTGTAGGTGTATTAGGTTATCATTCTTTTTTACAAAGTAAATTATTAAGTTTTGAATCTTTAGAAGCTAAACAATTTAATCATATAATATTTAAAACTTTAAAAGAAAGAACTGAAATTGCTTCAAAAGAACTTTGTACAATTGGAAATATTAAATCTATAAGAGATGGTTATGCAAATACTACACTAGTAGCTATTGCACCCACTAAATCAAGTTCTTTTATATTAGGACAAGTTAGTATGGGTATTGAACCTATTAAATCAAATTATTTTGTAAAAGATTTAGCTAAAATTAAAACAGTTTATAAAAATCCATTTTTAATAAAAGAATTAGAAAAATATAATTTAAATACTGTAGAAATTTGGGAAGATATTTTAAAAAATAATGGATCTGTTCAACATTTAGATTTTCCAACAAAAGAAGTTTTTAAAACATTTTTAGAAATTTCTCCAAAAGAAATCATTCTTCAAGCTGCTCAAAGACAAAAATTTATAGATCAATCTCAATCTTTAAATTTAACAATACATCCTAGTGTATCAGCTAAAGATATTAATCAACTTTATCTTTATGCGTGGGAAGAAGGTATAAAAACATTATATTATCAGTTTAGTCAAAGTAGTGCTCAAAGTTTTGTTAGAAATATTTTAGAATGTGTTTCTTGTAGCGGCTAAAAATGAAATTCAAATAATTGATTAATTTTTTAATTAAATAAATATGAAGACCATAATACATGTTAACGCTCATAACATAAAGGCTAATCTTAAAGGAAGTGATAAACCTGTAATTACTTGTAAAACTTACAAATCTAATAATTACGCTAATAATGTAAATATATTAGATGAGAATGGTAAAATAGTTGCAACTATTAAATATTCTCCTAATAATCCTTTATCTTGTGGAGCAAAAGTTTGGATTGAAACTAAAAATGAAATTCAAATAATCAATTAACCTCTAACACTTTACAAAAAAGGGTTCGTAGTAGTAAAGTATTATTATAACCTCTCTCAGGAACCCTGAAATACCCATTAAGATCGGCTGTAAGAGAGGTTTTTTAATTTTTAAAATAAGAATATGAATATTAAATTTTTAATAAAATTTACAGATTATATAGCTAAATTTATGTCATTTGTGTTAATAATACATTTTATTAGTAATAATGTGTTAATAGATGGTATTAAATTACAATATTACACTCCTTTTGTAACAACGTTTAAAGTTACATTTATATCAACATATTGTATATATTTAGGATTATCATTATTTAATTACATTAAAAAATATAAATCTAAAAAATCTTTAAATCAAAATTATGACTAATCAAGAAAAACATTCAGAATTGTTAGAAACAATTACAGTATTATCAAAAACTTTAGGCACAGTAGCTCATGTTCCTGGACAACATGAAGCAACAGATGCTATAGTTAAAAAGATACTTACTTTAGTAGATAAAGTTGAAGAAAATAGTACTTTTTAAACAATTATTTTAAGAGTACCTTTAATTAGGTACTCTTTTTTATTTAAAACTTAAAATATGAAAAAAACAGCAATGCAAGAATTACTAGAAGAAGTAATTTTAGAAAGAGAAAAATCTATTAGTGTAGAATTTAGAGAGGCATTAGACTTTGTAATTACGGCAATTAAAACAGATTATAAAGAAATGGAAAAGCAACAGATTATTGATGCTTACAAAGCAGATTTGCATCCGTGTTCTGATGAAGATGCAGAACAATACTACAACCAAATTTATAACAATTAAAACTTAAATATGAAACATGATAAACATAATAGTAGAATTTCTTAGTTACGAATGGGATAATTACCAAGGAGGTAGTGGTATAATTGTTGAAATGGAAAAAATAATACAAGTAAATGAACATACCCCTCTAATTGATATTAAAACTATAGCTGTAAAATATCTTAATGATTTAAATTATAAAGATAGTTGGACAAGTAAAACTTTTTCAGGATATGGATTACTTAACATACGTATCATTTAAAACATTATTTAAAACTTAAATATGAAAAAAGAATTAAAACAATTGTTACTTCTTATTTATGAAAAAGGAGTTAGACAAGAACAAGTTGATTTAGATCAATTTGTAGAAAAAATAATTAAATTAAAAGAATAATTATGACAGCAGAAGAATTTTTAAAAGAAAAATATACAGTACTTTATAATAAACATCCTAATAATTTTAAAGATAAAATATCTTTAAAAAGTTATTTACAATCACATATTTTTGGGAGAATTAATGGTGTTGAACAAAATAATGTTGAAATGATGGCTGAATTTGCTGAATATCATGTAAAACAAGCATTGAGACAAGCTAGTGAAAAAAGTAAATTCAAAGTTCAATCACATTTTGAAACAATTGAAGAAATTAATAATTCAATAGAAGATTGTACTGGAAGTTTAGTTGTAATAGATAAAGAATCAATTTTAAACGCATATCCTTTAACTAATATAAAATAAAACATTATGGAACCTAGCAAATTTGTATATTTTCAACCTCCAGGAATCAATAAAAAATATTGTGAAAGAGGTATGATTTCAGAAACAGATCCAGAATACATTTGGTATTTAGATGAACCGTGTAAAATACTAATTAGTGAGGTAAAGATTATACCTGATGAAGAAGTTGTTTATGATAAAAAAACTAGAAATTGTTTAATTAAAGATAAAATAAAATGAAAAAATTATGATAAATAAAGAATTACTATTTCAACTAGATAGTCAAACAAAAGAAATAAGTGATATGATAAATTCAGTACTTGAAAATGTAACAAGATTAGAAGTAATAGATCATCAAACACCTGAAACAGGTAGAGTTTATGTTAAAAAAAATTGTGAAAAAGTAGAATTATCTATTCAGGATTTTGGTAAAACATTAAAAATTTTTATAAGTAAAAAAGATTGATATGCTGAATATAATTATAATATATGTTGTAATAGTAAGTGTAACATTATTTGCTACAGCATTGTTGACAATAGATAATATACAACCAAAAGAAATTAAAAACTTTTATTCTTGGGTATTTTATGCAGTATTATTTCCATTAATATGGATTAAAGAACTCATAAAATTTTTAATAAACTTATTTAAAAAATAAATAAGATATGGAAAAAGAATTTATCCCTTATGAAATTGCATTAGCTTTAAAAGAATTAGGATTTGATGAACATTGTTTTGCGAAGTACTATCAACAAGATGGAAATGATGCATTTATTCAAATAGGTGAAAGAGAAATTAAAGAAGCTGAAAGTGCTGGTGATGATGTTACTTTTGAATGTGATGCACCACTTTATCAACAAATAATAAATTTTTTGTATATTTATAGTGATAAACAAATAGATATAGAATTAAAAGGTAGTGATACTTATGAAGAAAGAATTAGAAAAATTGAACAAGGATGTAAAGATTTGTGGAATCTACAAAATAACAAGTCCAAATAATAAAGTTTATATAGGTCAATCTAATGATATTAGAAGAAGAATATTAACTTATTTTCAACCTAAAGGAGGTTCATCTCAAGTTAGATTAAAAGCTTCATTTAATAAGCATGGTATTGACCTACATAATCTTATTATTCTTGAAGAATGTGAAGAAAGTTTATTAAACGAAAAAGAAAGATACTGGCAAGAACATTATAACGTACTTAGTAAATCTGGACTTAATTGCAAAATGACAACAACTTTAGATAAATCAGGTACATTAAGCGATGAAACAAAAAAGTTAATTGGTAGTAAAACTAAAGGTACTACTAAAACTTGTCAATCTACTATGAAAAAAGTTTATCAATATTCAAAAGATGGTACATTCTTAAAAGAATATGTGTCATTAAGAGAAGCAGAAAGACAAACAAAAATACATGCATCTTCCATAGGAAATTCTATTAAAGGAAGAAGTTTTTATAAATCTGCTGGAGGATACTTATGGAGTTATGACAAACTAAAATCTCATTTTGGTCATGTAGGACCAATAGGTAAACCTATTCAGCAATGTAGTTTAGACAATAAAATAATTCAAGAATTTGATTCAATTTGTACTGCATCAAAACAACTCAACATAAGTAAATCAGGTATTATTAGATGCTGTAAAGGAAAACTAAAACAATGTAGTGGATTCACTTTTAAATACATAACAAATGAAAATGTTTCAATATAATATAAAAATACTAGTAGATACTCCTTTTGATAGAAAATATTCTATTTTATCAATTGAAGAGTTTAGAAAAAAATATGAATATCTTATTAACAAAGATAATTCAGATGAATTTGTAATTAATTATTTAACCAAAGGGTATAAAAATGATTATCATGATATTGATTTAAGTCAGTTTTTTGAAGTTGTAGAAAAACCCATAAATAATTTTAAAGTAGGTGATTGGGTTTGGCATGAAGGAGAAAAGAAAGCTTATACTACTGTTGTTTATAAAAATGATTATCAAAAAGAATGGAGACCTAATTATGCTTCAATAGAAGCTGTTAATAATAATCCTAATACTTGGAAAAGATTAGCTACTAAAGATGAAATAACTTATTATGATTTACATTCTTTTTGTGACGGTCAAATACTTATAGGACAATATAAATGTTATTATTTTGTAAACGTCTGGAAAGATTTGATTTGTATTCATAAAAATATTACTAAGTATTTAGAATATCAAAAAAAATTTCATGGTGTAAGTGTGTTAAAACAATTTTCTTCTGATATAGAGTCAACTTGGGATTGTAAACCTAATGGACTTAAAGTAGGTTGTAAAGAAATTAAGCATGACGACATTATACAAATAGCTAAAATTTTAAAACTTGGGTAATAATGAAAATATTTAAAGAATTAAATAAACTTGGTTATATACATTATTCTGCTACTACAATAGAAGAGTTAGATGATTTACCATTAGACTCTGAAGAAAGAATAATAGAACAAACTTTGGTTTTAAGATGGTTTAGAAAGAAGAAATATCAAGCCGAAATATTATGGAGAGGTGACTTCGGAGATTTTTGCTGGAAAATAGGTAGGTTTAAATATGGTAGCCATTTCTTTTCTGATGATGGATTTAAAACTTATGAACAAGCAGAGTTTGAATGTATTAAAAAATTAATCGAGTTAGCTAATGAAAAGAAAATTCACAGGTAGTTGTATCCCAACTGCATCAGAGTTAGGAAAAATTCTTTTAAATGCAAAAGAATTTTTCTTTAACTATGATGAATGGAGAAAAACTGGTAAAACAACAATAAAAATTAGTAAAGAAACAAAAGATAAAATTGATAAATTATGAAAAACCTTAAAAAATATAATAAGAATTTTCAAAGAGATGTTAAATGGTATTTATCAATGCGTAACATTTTAAACTTTGATGGATGCTCTGAATATATAAATAAAAAAGGTAAATCTATTATTATATATGATAAAAATGGAGTTAATGGAATTGAAGCTTTTTTTCAATATGATAGTAATGGTATAATCAAACCAACTAAACATGTTAATTTACTTTACACTTTATTAAAAGTAAAAGGAAGTGTTAATTTACATATTAAAATGTATTCAGAAGATAGAGCAAAAAATATTTTAAGTTTAAGCGAATTAAAAGAATTAAGTGAAACTTTTAAAGCTCCTGAATGGTTTTATTTATCTGTAGAAAAACAAAAATTAAAATATAAAATTGATAAATTAAATTTATAATAATGGATGGTCAAAAATTTGATAATGATAAATTACCTTATTATACAGTATTATTTAAACAATTTCCTTTAGCTTTTAAAGAAGTTGTAAAATGTTCTTTAGCAGGTCATAATAAATATCCATTAGATACAGATTGGATGAATTTTAAACGTGTTTCCGATGCTGAAAATAGATATTTGAATGCTTCTCTTAGACATATGTCTGAAAGAGGTATAAACGAAGATATGAAAGAATATGGAGAAGTTTTACATGAAGCTCAAGTAATATGGAATTTATGTGCAGCTTTACAAATTAAATTAGAAAATATTAAAACGTAAATTATATGAAAAAATTACCTTGTATTAAAAGTAATGATACTTATTATGTATTATTAAAAGATTATCAAGATTTTAATGGTTGGGTTATACTCATTATTACTAAAAATGATACTTTTACAAAAGCTGATAAAAGAATTAAAGGAGATAATAAGCAAGCTGAATTAAAGTTTAAAGAATTGTATTCTTATAATGCTGAATTTAGTTACAAAAGTTTAAAAGAAATTATTTAATCATGCTAAGTAATAAAAAACTACATAAAATAATTCTAGATTGTTATCAAGAATTATATGAAAATTCTACTCCTAAAGGTAACTATAAAGAAATGTTTGATAATGCAGAATTAAATGAAAGAGGTGAAAAAATAATACCTTTTGATGATTATGAGTTAGATAGAGAAACTTATCAAAATATTGTAAATAAATATATTAATAAGCATAAAATGGATAAGTATTCTCAAGGAACATTTAACTTTTATATGTATTTAGGAAGTGGTCCAAAATTTAAAAAAATAAAAGAAGATGAATAGATTAAAATGGAAATTAAGAGATCTTAAATATAATATTAAAAGGTCTTTTAAGTTTTTTGAAAACGTTTGGTTATTTAGAAAAGTATTATGGGGTTATGATTGGTATGATAATTCAGGTATGCTTTACTTTATGAAAACTTGTTTAAAAGATATGAGTAGTAATATTGCTACAAAAGGAATAGAAGTTGAAGAATATAAATTTAAAAAAGTTTATAAGATGAATAGAGCAATTGAATTACTTAATAATTATCTTGAAAGTAATTATATTGAAATAGCTGAAAAAGAATTAGGTAAGATACCTGAAAGAAAATTAGAATTTGAACGTTGTCCAGATAAACTAGAATACTATCAATTAGTTGATAATAGATCAGAACAAGAAAGAGAATTTACTAGAAAAGTCTTTAATCGTTCTAATGAAATTGAAGAACAAGAATGGGATGAATTATTTGAAATTCTTAAGGGTAAAAAGTTTAATGCTTATTATGAGCAAGATGGTTCAGGAATTAAAACTTGGTGGGATTAATTTAAAGAAATGAAAAAATATAGAATAGAATTATCAGAAGAACAAATGAAATTAATTTGTTATGGTCTTGAAGATGTATCAAGATTTGCTAGTGGACAATGTGGATTAAACTTTACAATTGATCAAATGTTACAAGGGTTATCTTTTGAAGAACAGATGATTAGACGTAATAAAACAGATGAACTTTTAAAAGAGTTAAAAAAAGTTTTATTGCCTGAATTATCTGAAAATGCAAGTAAAGGGTATAACGGTTCTGAGTTTATAGGTAACACTTATCAAATATACAGAACTATGATGCATCAATTTGCAATAAATAATAATTGGAATAATGTGTATAGTTCACCTGCTTTAGAATCAGGAAATTTAGGTACTATTAAAATTGAATTAATTAAATAATATGAGTAAAGTAGAATTAATGGGTTTTTATGGAGATGACACTATACATGCACAATCTGCTTGGACATCAACATCAAGAGATTTAACTGAAGATAAAATAAATAGAATACCTAAATTATTAAATATGTTGGCTTCAGAAGGACATCATACTCCTTTTGAAAAAAGTATGTTACATTTTCTTGTAACAGTAGATCAAGCAACTCATATTCATTTACTTAAACACAGAATCGGAGTGAGTATTAACGGTGAATCTGCAAGATATAAAGAGTTGAAGGAGGATAAAGCTTATTTTCCTGAAGATTGGAAAGGTATTGAAATTTCTAAGGGTGATACTAATGAATTTTTTTATGACAATAATGGGGATATTAATAGTTGGTATGAAGTACTAGAATCTTATACAAATCTTGGTAATACTCTTTATCATCAATGTTTAGAAGATTTAACACCTATAGTTGGTAGAAAAAGAGCTAAAGAGTCTGCAAGGTTTTTTAAAACATTTAATAGTCAAATAACTATGGATATATCTTTTAATTGGAGAAGTTTTTATCATTTTCAACAATTAAGAAATAGTGAACATGCTCAATTAGAAGTAAGAGAAATTGCACTAGAAATGTTAGAATTAGTAAAAAATATAGAAGGTAATCCTTTTGAACATACGATTAAAGCTTTTAATTTATGAATAAATTTCAAAAAACCAAAACTATACTTTGTAAAGATAATGGTAGGAGTGCAGATGCTACTTCTGCCAATTTCGTCCTTGGGTGCAGAGACCAAAATAATAACCCTTATTGTCAATATTGTTATGTGCACAGGTTTAGTAGAAAAAATGTTTACATTAATACTAATACAGATGAGATTTTAAAAGCTTGTGATGATTGGGTTAATACTAAACCTTTGATTAAAGTTCCTAATCAAGTACATGAGAGTTTATATTTAGTGGAAATCGCTTGTGATGTAGACATTAATAAATATTTTAATAAGTATGATTGGATTAAAGTATTTGATTATTTTAAAAATCACCCTAGAATGGGAGCAACTTTTGCAACCAAATGGTATAATCCATTATTGTTAAATTACCAAACTGATAAAAAAATTAGAATAAGGCACTCTTTAATGCCTGAAAATGTTAGACAAAAAGTAGAAACATCTACTAGTTTAATTACTACAAGAATTAAAGGTGCTCAAAAACTGTTTGAAGCAGGATGGGAGACGCATTTTAACCTCAGTCCCATAATTTATTATGATAATTATTTAAAAGATTATAAAGATCTTTTTCATATAATTAACAATGAAGTAAGTGAAGAATTTAAAAAGCAATGTGGTTTAGAAGTAATATTCTTAACTCATAATGCTAATTTAAATAAGATTAATTTAGAAAGAGGTTTAGATGAATCATTATTATGGAATCCTCAAATACAAGAAGAAAAAGTTAGTAAATATGGAGGAAATAATGTAAGATATCAATGGCAATTTAAACAAAAATTAATTAATGAACTTACTGATTTAATTAATGAAGATTTAAAAATAAAAATAAGATACATTTTTTAAAAATAATAACATGTTAGAAAAATTAAAATTACTTCTTAATATAGAAGTTTGGAAACCAGTTAAAGGTTATGAAGGTTTATACGAAATATCTTCAAAAGGTAGGGTTAAAAGTTTAGCTAATAATAAAACTAAAAAAGAAAAAATCCTAAAAAACTGTATAGGTGGAAGAAATGCAAGTACTTACTATCAAGTAGTTTTATGGAAAGATAAACAAAATACTGCATTTAGAGTACATCAATTAGTAGCTTCTCACTTTTTAAAAAAACCTAAAACAGAAGGTTACGTAGTAGATCATAAAGATTATGATAGATTTAATAATAATGCAACTAATTTACAATATATTACTTTTAGAAAAAATCTTTCTAAAGATAAAAGAGGTAATAGTAAACACACTGGAGTATGTTGGCACAAATCACATAAAAAGTTTATTGCTAATATTACAATAAATGGTAAGTTAAAACATCTTGGTTACTTTAAAAAAGAATCAGATGCTAGAGATGCATATAATAAAGCTTTAAAAGAATTAGAAAATGATACAAAAAAACGATTGCTGGATTAGCAAATTAGAAGCAGAAAGAATAATTAAAGAAAAATCTAAATTAGAAGAAGGAGATTTTTATTTTAATTCAAATGGACAAATAGTGTTTACAGAACAATATCATAAAAAAAGAGGATTTTGTTGTGAAAATAACTGTTTACATTGTGCATACAAAGATTTGTCTGAAGGTGATGAATACAGAGAAAGAAATTTTGATAACTATGAAGATTAACAAAAGTGTAGTAATAGATGATATTTTAGACGGTAAAATTAAATAACATGATAGATAATAGTGAAAAAATATTAAACTTTTTAGAGTTTAATAAAGATCATTACTATGAGATTATAGTGATGAAAAGAAAAAAAGATAATCCTGAAGAAGCTAATGCTCAAAGTTCTAGAATAATTAAACAATACCTAATAGATTCTAAAGAATATTTTGAAAAGAAGTATGAAGAAATTAAGTCTATTGCAGATGTTACTAACGCAAGAGTTTATATAAAGTTGACACCTTATTCTAAAAAGAAAATAGCTTTAAAATCAATTCAGTTATTAGTTGATAAATTAGAAAATGAAGATTACTCTTTTAATAATTTAATAGTTAAAGCTGTAGGAAATTGTACTCCAGAAAATAAACTTTGGATGGTAGATGTAGATAACGATGTTTGCGATTTTAAACACCTTTTAAGGCTTAAAACCGTAATTAATGATTGTCAACCTTCTGGTGATAAAATCTTGTTAGAAATACCCACTAAAAACGGTTTACATTTAATAACTAAACCGTTTAATTTAGAAAGTTTTAAAACTTTTCAAGATGTGTGTTATTTAGTAGAAATTCATAAGAATAATCCTACTTTATTATATGAAAATATTAAATAATATGGTAGATTTAAATGTAAAACTGTTTTCTAAACTAGAAAATAAAGCTAAAGAAGGTGAAATTACAGTTGTTCATGCTAGAGGTATAACAATGACTTTTTTAAGCTGTGGGTGTCAAAAGAATGAAGAAGCTTCTGATACAATAACTATTCATCTTTGTTCAAAACATTCAAAATAATGGATAAAAATTTAATACAACAAAAAGCTTTTGAATCTATTAACTTCAAATCAAGAAATGGAATTATAATGTCAATGGGTACAGGTAAAACCAGATTAGGTTTAAACTGTTGTACCCATTTTTTAGAAGCTAATAAAACTTCTAAAATATTAATAGTTTATCCTAAATTAGCTATTAAAGAAGCCTGGTTAAATGAAATGAAACTTATTGATTTTAAGTATGAAAAACGTTTAACTTTCTCAACAATCATATCTGTTTGTAATAAGAATGATGTTTCTAACTATGATCTTATTATAGTAGATGAATGTCATTCTATTACTGAAAGATCTTATGAGTGTTTAAAAAAAGCTAAGAGTATTATCGGTTTAACTGGTACTCCTATTAAAAATGAAAAAAGTGATAAATATTTTATTTACAATAAATTATTTCCAACTGTATTTTCTTATGCAGTAAAAGATGCTATTAAAGATTCTTTACTAAATAATTTTAAATTAATAGTACATAGAATTCCATTAAGTTCTGAAAAGAACATTAAAGTAAACTGGAATGGAAAATCTTTTTATGTAAGTGAAAGAAGTCAGTATGATAGTATATCTAGAAAAATACAACAAGCTTATTCATTTCAAGATAAGAAGAAATATGGTTTAATTAGGCTTAAAAACATCAAAGAATTTAATTCTAAGGTTTTCTTCCTACAACAAAAGATATTGCCTTACGTTGTAAATAAAACGCTTTTATTTACTTCTACTATTGACCAAAGTGATTTATTAGCTATAAACAGTTATAACTCTAAAAACTTAGATTCTAAAGATAATTTAACTAAGTTTTGTAATGGAGAAATAAATCTACTAAGTTGTGTAGAACAGTTAAGTGAAGGTGTTAATATTCCAGATTTAAAAGAAGGTATTATTATGCATTCATATGGATCAGAAGTTAAACTTTCTCAAAAGATAGGTAGAATATTAAGATTAAACCCTAAAGACTTAGCTGTATTGCACATAATAGTTTATAGGGATACAGTTGATTGGGAATGGGTTATGAAAGCCTTACAAGGAAAATTTGATAATACTATGAATTTAATTGATTACGATTCTAATTTTGACAAACTATGAAGTCTATTTCAAAAAAGAAAGCAATTGAGATGATTCTCAATTCAAAAGGACGCTATTTTAGCGTTGAATTTATCAAAAAAGATTTAACTGCCAGAAAATTAACTGGTCATGTTAAGAAAGAAAAATGTATAACTTCTAATGGTTATATTAGGTTAAAAACTTGGTTAACTGAAGAAACCCGAATGGTTGACACAAGAACTATTAATAATTTAACAATTAATTCTCAAAAATTTAAAGTAAAGTAATGAAATTTTTTAAGTACAAAACAGAAAGCAATGGAAGTGAAACAACTCATTTTGTAAATGCAAGTGAAATTATTTCTTTCCATATTTATTCAACAGATTTAGGACATGCTTGTCAAGTAATCTTTAAAGAAAAAGTGAAACAAGAAGTTCCTACTTATTCTAATAAAGGTAGAGTTACTGGAAATAAAATGGAAACTATAAATGCTTCTATTTATTTAAAGAAAGCAGAAGAAATTAAAAGTTTATTGACTGCTTTAAATTTAGAAGTTGATTATGAACTTAAAGATTTTGATGATGCTAAAGTAAATGAACTACAAGAAGTTGTAGAAGCATAAAACAAAAAAGCCTACTAATTAATTTTAGTAGGCTTTTTTTTACCGTCAGTTGATTTTAATCATATTTAATTTCAGTTGATACAAAATTTACATAACCATTTATCTTAGATAAACCAGGGACTACTTTTTTAATTGAATTCCATAATCTTAATTGTTCTCTAGATGTATCATCATAAATATAAGCATCTCCTGTAGCAGTCTTAACAACATCTTTTCCTAATTTAACAACGTTTACAACTGTGTTTAAAGCTGGAGCAGTATCTTTAAAAAATGAAGAAATAGATATTGCTGAAGTATAAGTAGACATATCTCGATCAGCTCTATTGGCAACATTTAATAATGCTTGTAAACCAGCTCTAGTTAATTTTTGACCAGTTCCTAATTCTTCATCGTCATCATCATAAATATCCATAACAGTTAACAATGTTCCAACCAATGTCATCCAAAATAAAATTAATTGAATTTCCATTGTAGCTCTTTTTAAATTATATTCAGTTAATTCATCTAAATCTAATTCTTCTTTGCTTTTTTCCGATTTTTCTTTAAACATAGAACCTAACCAACTGTAAGCCATTACAGATTTAGCTACTCTATCCCAACTAAATTGTTTTATAATTTCTTCTTCGCCTGTAACAGGGTTTATATATTTAGTTTCTTTTGAAAAAGCTCTAAGAGATCCTCTATAAAATCCTTCTACCCATTCTCCTTTACCTATATGAAATTTTTTAGCACTGAACCTAGTATTAATACCTTCTCCTAACCAAATATCTTTAAATGTTAACAATAATCTCCAATAACTTTTAGATCCATAAGTAGGGTCCATTGCTCTATTTCTATCTCTATTGGCTTTTATAATTTGATAGACTTTATATCTAATATCTTCTAAAAACTTTTCTCTATTTCTTTTTTCTTCAAGTGTAATATTAGGTTGATCAGGATCTAATTCTGCTTGTTTAATATTAACACCATTAGCAGTAAACTCAAAAATATCATTAAGTTTGTATTCAACTCCTTTATAAGTAGGATTATACTTACCTCCATTTATAATAGATTTTATAAAAGAAGCACTTAAAAAGAATCCAGAATATTCATATGGTTTAAAAGCAAGTTTTTCAGCCCAATTGCTATCTTGAGTTAAAAAATTATCTCCATAATTAAAATAATCTAACATTTTAGATATCTTCTTTCTTTCCTGTCCATTAAATAAATGTTTACCAATTTCTTTCATAGTAGCAGAAGCTTGAGCTGCTGTAAAATATCTACCTCCTGCTCCTTCTATTAATAAGGCTTGTCCTCCTTGTAACATTTCATATATACCACCCGTTAAACTAAATCCTAATCCTAATAGTCTAGTATAATTAATTACTTTATCTAATGTTTGATTTAAACTTAAATTCTTTTTAAAAGAAGAATTTGAATAAACGTTTACATCTTTAGCATATTGAACTAATTCTTCTAATAAAGTTTGTTTAGTAACTTCATTAACAGCTCCTAATGATTTTTGTATAAATGTTGAAAAAGATTTCATTTCTACATCTGTAAATTGTTTATCGGTTTTATTGTAATCATTCAATAAATTTTCAAAAGCAATATTATTACTTATTATAGACTGTGAAGAATCTAAGTCAGAAAACAACTCGGATTGTCTAGCTATAATCTGAAATAAAGCTTTATATAACTTACCTCTTGTTTCATCACTTGGAACAGCTTTAGTAAACTCTTTTATAGTATTTATTGTTAAAAGTGCTAAATTCTTATCAGTTGAAACAGAGTTTATTCTTTTTGTTAAAATATCCACCATAGATTTAGTAGATTCCTCTAACTTATTAAGAGCTTTTTCTTTTTTATCTGTATTTTCAGTTAATGGAATAACTTTATCTTCATTCATATGAGTTACACCATACAAATCATACATAATAGCTAAAGCTGCATTAGAATTAGTTTCATTTTTTAAGATTACATCTTTAACTGTATTATCTCCAGCTCTTTTCTTTAAATAGTTTTGATTTTCAATACTTTTATAAAGCAATATAAGGTTTTCTTCAACACGTTTACTTTCTGCAAAATTTATAATATTGTAAGAAAATACTGTTTCAATATGTTCAAAATCTAAACTTCTATTTTCAAGTTTAAAATCTATTACAGGATTTCTTAATTTAAAACCAATTCCTAAAGGTGAATCACTTTTATTTATTTTACGATATTTAAAGAAATCATCATAAGCTATTTTTTTAACAACTCTTTTTGCATAAGATAACATGCTTTCGTTTTCTTGTCTACCTTCTTTGTTAGGTATATTAGGTATTTGATAAATATCAATATAAACTGATCCATAAACTTTTTTAGATAATTGTCGCATAGTACCCAACCAATTGTTATAAAAAGCTAAGACTTCAGGGTTGTTTTTTAAAGCTCTAAATTTAACATTATAATAATTATTTTTTACTACGTTAAAATTATTATCGGCAATATCTAATCTATCTAAATAATTATTAAATTTATAATCTCCATATATTATATTTATAATCGTTTTATAATACTCTATAGATTTAGGAAAATCTTCATCTAATAACATATCTTGAAAAAAGTTTGAATCAATCACTTTTCCATTATCTACTATTTCTCCATTTTCTATAGTTTTATTTTCTATATACTTATCATAAAATGCGCGTAAATGATTTTTTACTTTAGTTTTAGATTTTATAGTTGTGTTACCAGCTGAATATGTATTTACAAAATCATCTTTACTAGTTTTATTTTCTATTATATTTAGTAATACAAAGTTTACAGAATCATTTCTTACAATTTGTTTTACTATATCTTTATTTTCATTAGGATTATCTGATAAAAGAACATTCTTTAAAAATTCAACGTAAGCTTTAAAATCTTTTGCTGTTTTCTTTTGAGTGAATTCATCATATAATCTTTTTAATTCTTTTCTAAATTCTTGAGTTGTTTTATTTATAATTTGAGTAGGTTTTCCTGTATCATCCTTACTATCTTGATCCATTATAGCTTCATACAATGCTTCTTTTTCAGCTTCTGTTTTACCTTTTAAAAAGTTCTTAGTTGAATTATCCCTATCATTAAACTCTTCATATTTTTTAGATATTCTATCTCTTAACTGATAGTAACTTTTAGTCATAGCTTGGAGTTTTAAGTCTCCAGCTTCTGATCCAGAAGTAATTGTTAAAATAGGTGTAGCATTATCAAAGTTAATTAAATTACCGCCTTCATCTACAATAGAAGTTAAATTATTTCCATCTGCATCAATGTTGTTTACATTAGATGTCTCTTCATTTATAATAGCTTGTAATAAATCATTTTCAATTCTACTTAATTCTGTACTTATATTTCCTAAATATTCTAAAGGTTTAACTGTTAAAATAGTACCATCTGCTTTTTGTAAATCTACAGTTGTGTTAGTTGCACTTTTATAAGTATTTAAAGATTCTTTTAAATTCTCAATTACGGTTTTTAAGTATAGAAATTCTGTAACATATGCCTTATTAGTATCTTTATTCTTTTTAAAGAATTCATATAAGATATGAGCTTCTTCTAAAAAAGAATTTTGAGATTTTGTTAACCAATCTGAAAAAGTAGATGCTAAATCATTTTCTTCTATAACAGCTTGTTTTAAAGTTTTAGATTGTAATTGTTTAATAATAGGACTAAACTCTCTACCAGCTCTTAATTCTTTTATTAAACCTTGTTTTTTATTAATAAAGGAATTAATAATAGAAGCTGCTCTTTTAGCTTTTGCATTAGCCTCTGCTTCTTTAGAGGTATCTGCTGAATATAATTCTATACCGTTTAGAATATCAAAGTTTACATTACCATTTTGAATAGTTTCTGCAAACAATTTAATAGTTAAAGTATTAGAGTTATGCCCTAAATGTTCAAAATAATAACCTCCTAGCATTTTTTTAAAAAATCGAGCTACAAAATCTAATACTTTTTTATAAAAAGCTGTATTAGTTAAAGCTTGTTTATTTTGTAAAACTTTAACTAATCCTTTAGTTACTATTTCATTATCTTGAACCAACTTAGATTGTTTAGAATAAACAGAACTATTTTTAATCTCTTCAACTAATTCTGGATATAATTCTTTTACTTCTTTTAAGAATAAATTAAATTTAACTTTATCATTTACAGATAGATTAAGAATAATTGGGTGTAAAACTTCTTCTAATTGAATTTCTTCTGAAGCATTTTCAAAAATAAAAATTTTTCCGTCAGCTAAAACAATTGACTTTAATCCTTCTATATTTTTTTTAGGGTATTTTTTTAAAAACTCTTCTTTACTAATTACAAATACATTATCTTGATTATTAGTCAATTCAATAATCTTATTAGTTAAATTAGATAACTTATTTTTATTACCTGTATGATTTACAGAAAACCCTGATAAATCATCTGTTATTTGCAATCCTAGAGCAAAAGAATATTCTTTGAAGTCTTTATACTCTTCAGCATTTAAATCTCGTTTAATGGAACTTATAGAAGCATCTAAGGATTTTTGAGAAGAAGTACTCAACCCTATTATTTTATCTATAGGGTTTATACTACTATCTACAGCTTTTTCTCTATTAGTTTGAATAAATTGTTTAAAGTTTTCTAACCCTGGTTCTATAGTATTAATTTCTGAAGTATTTAAACCAAGATTTTCATATATAGCATTTATATCTCCTTGATACTTATTAAATAAAGAATAAGCTTCTAAAGGAAAATCAGATTCTAATTTTATAAAATCAGGGTGGTTTATATTAGGACAAAATGTTGACATTTTAATAATTTTTTTTTACTATATAATATACGAAATTTTTATTTAACCACAGTTTTTTCTTAATATAAGTTCTTGTAAATAACTGTCATTATTAAATATAATTTCTTTAAATTTTTCAAGCTCTTCTGGATTAAAAGTAAAATGCGTATAAAGTGTATCTACTTTATCACCCCCTATTTCTTTAGAATAAACTTTTTCTAAAAAAGATTTAGTTATAGTCTTAGGTAGAAAATCATCTAATGTTAAGTCTACTTTAACTTTTGATTTTAAAGAATCTTTATTTTCAATTTTAGTAAAGGAACCTTTATTTTCTAAATCGATTAATGATTCATATAAAGATTTATTACTTGGATGAATAGGTTGTAAATAATCTTTAACTGTTTTATAAAATACAGGTTCTGACATTTTACCATTGTTTTGCTTATATCTTACTGAAAATATTAATTGATTCTTAGAACCTGTTTTTGTAGGATTATTATAAAAACTAATATTAACATCATTTCCCTTATTTTTTAATACAGATTCTATTAAAGGAAAAGCTTTTAATTGATTTTTAACAATAGCTTCACTTATTACCTTTAAAGGATTGTTTACATTTAAATTGATTTCTGAAACTTCTGGATCATTCTCTAAAAAAGAAAATTTTAAATTTGATAAAGAAGGTAAACCATATTGCTTTACAAAACCTTGTAGAGTTTTTACACTATCTGAATTAAAACTACTTTCATCTTCTGTTAACTCTAAAGATCTTTCATCGATAGCTTCATTGTTTTTAAATACTGTAATAAATATTTCCCCATCTACAGATTTTACAAATTTGAATTTGATATCATTATCTTTAACACTGCTTTCAAATTCTTTATCAAATTCTACAGTAATAAGATCGTTAGAATTATTAATTAAATAAGTTATATTATTTTTAACTTTTTTATACATAGTCTCATCGTCATCGATAATACTAGATACTGTTTTAAATGTATTCAGGTTTATTGAAACAGGGTCTATATCACTATATACTTTAAAGAAATTGTTTAGTACTATATTACTCAAATTAACCTCTTCGATTAATTTATTTAAGTCTTTGTTTTTAACATCATCTAAAGATTTACTTATTCTATATTTTAAATAAAAATTAGGTTCTGTAATTTTAGGTGAAAATACAGTATAATAGTTTTCTTTAACAGTAGTATATTGACCATTTACTTTATTGTAAAATAAATCAGCTAATAATTTTTCAAAATCTTTATAAAAAGATTCATTCATTTCTTTTAAAGGAATTTTTTCATTTCCTTCTGAATCTACATACTTACCTTGTTCTAAATATGCTTTTAAAATATCTCCAAATTCTTTTTTAAAGTTACCTATATTTTGTAAATTGTTATACTTAAACCCTAGATTATGTAAATCTATTCTTAATTTATCTACATTAAAATCAACTGGTTTGGTACCATATAGTTTATTAATACTATTAAGTGAATAAAGTAAAGAGGTAAGATCAAAAGGTCTAGTATTATTTTTTGTAAGAGGTGCACTAATTCCACTAGATTGAAATGTTAAATCTGGTAAAGACGGTTCTATTTTTTTAACTAGTTTTTCAAACATAGAAAGAATATCTTCTATATTATTTACTATCTGCTTTTTTTCAAACTCTGATATAAAATCTTTAGTAGTTTTATCAATTCTTCCATCTGTTTCTAATAATAATCTAATTGTTTTATATTTTTCTAATAATGTTGTTGTTTTATTATAAGAACCTACTTCTACAATATTTAACAAGTTAAAGTTAGATTTTCTAGTTTTTTCTATTTCATAAAGAGTATACAAAATACTATCTACTATCTTAATAGCTTTTTCAGTAGTACCTGTAATATTAGCTACATTACTCTTTACAAATTGAGGATTAAAGATTATTTTAGATTCAAAATCAGAATTAATATCTTCTGTGTTATTATAATCATTAGTTAATTCAGTTACTGCTTGATATGTAAAAGTATCTTCAGTTTCATCTATTTTTCTATAAATAATATAATCAACTTGTTTTTCTTCATTTCTTTTTACATAAAGTTTAAAGTATTCATTTCCTGGATTATTTTCTTTATTAAAAGAAATTACTGTATTGATACCTCTAACACTTTGTTCAATTGTAAAAGGGTTATTTTTTTCATAAACTATTTTACCAATAAGACTAGGGTTATTTCTTAATATTTGATCTTGATAATATTTAACATAGTTGTTATAATTTCTAAGATCTTCTCCTTCTAATTCAGGATTTATATTTTTAAACTTATGAATAGCTTGATTTAAATAAAAAGGAAGTCTTATTTTTTTCTCTATAGATGCAGGCATAAAAGGAAGAATACTTGCATATCCATACATACTAGTATTAGTAGTTAATGCATAAATTAAGAAATTTGATATAAATCTTTGATACTGATCATTTACTTCTTGATTTTCAAAAGATATTTCATAAGCTGTTTCAAAATCACTTACTGTTTGAGTAAAAGTTTCTTTAGAATAAACTAATCCCATTAAAGGATTTTCTCCAGTTGTAAATTCAATTTTATCTAAGAACGGAGGTATAGTTAAATTATTTTCTCTAAGAGTTTGTTTTAACTGAATTAATGAATTTTTTAATACATCTGTATTTTCATTAAAGTATTTTTTAATATCATTAATGTTTTCAGTTATTTGAAATACATCTTTAAGGATAGAAGATCCACTTATTAAAAAGTTAAACGTACTTTCTCTTAATAAATCTAACTGAGCTTTTGATAATTTAGGATTATTAGTAATCTCAGTAATAGTGTTAAAAGTAGACTTCATTAATTCAGAAGATTCAAATGTAAAGGTATTATCTTTATCTGCAAATAAACTATTAAATAATCTTTTATAATGATAAGATTTACCTGTAAATTCTTCATCTAAACGTTTTAATACGTCAGGGTGTATCTTTTTTGACATCTGAGCGTGTACATTATCTTCAAAAGAGTTTTCCATCAAAGTAGCATCTAGACCTTTTCTATAAGCAGATATGTGTTCCATTATAGAAGTTTGATTAGCAGATGAATCATTTAACTCAGCTAAGTTTGCTATTAATCCTATGTAATTACGTAGTAACATTTCTACATCTTTTCTATCTTCTTCTTTAAGTTTTTGTTTATTAATAAAAGTAGCTACACTTTCATAGTTATAAAAAGTACTATCTAAAATATCATCTATAAGATTTTTAAATATTCTAATAGCGTTTGGATTTTCTATTGTATTATATTCTGCTACATCATGTATATATTTCAAATCAGCTTTGTAATTACCAGTTGTAATATCACTCATTGAAAACTCTTCGTAAGTTTCATAAGTAGGTTTAGGTTCATTATTTAAAAAAGCATGAGTATTTACTAAGTTAAAGATTAATTTTTTATAAGTATTAGCAACCGTAGATTTTTTAGTGTCATCAAAAACTCCTCCTTGATTTTCTACTCTAGTTAAAGAATGATTTATGATTTTATTATTTACATAATCCATTGTCAATTGTAATGGTACGTGGGTAGTTAATTGTAAAACATAACTAGTATTTTCAGTAGTCAATCCTATATTACTAGGATCTTGATTATTAGCAGCATCCACTGTTATATTCACAGCTTGTCTACTTAAATCTCTTAAAAAATAAACTTTCTTAGGATCAGCAGGGTCTTTTACATAAACTTTATCTAACTTATATAAACCTTCAGTGTTAACTAAATTTTCAGGTTCTTCTTCTAAAGTAAAATAATTAAAAGTCTTAGCGTCTTCTTGAGTTATATCTTCAAAATTTAAAATACTATTTAAGTTAAGATCTCCAAATTCTCTACCTATATCTTCAGTAATAGGTTTATCTCCGTAATAAAAATACATAGGTCTAGGATTATATAAACCTATTCTTTGTCCAATTGCATTAATTTGAGACCACATTACAGCTATTCCTAACATCTTTTTAGCACCCATATTATTATTAGTGATAAAAGATTGAAATACAGAAGAATTTACAGAATTACTTTGAGCTCTGTTAAACATTTCTAATATTTCATTAGTTTTATTAAAAGCAGGTTTTTTAATCTTTTCTTCTCTTTCCTTAAGTTTAGCTTTTATGTCTTCAACTTCTTTGTTTTCTTGAGGCGTTAAAACTTTATCATAATAATAAGGGCTTATGTATATGTTATAGAAAGTATCAATAATATCATTTTCTAAAGATTTTTTAGAAATAGGTAAAGCTTGATTAAAGTTTTCCTCAGTTAAACCTAATTGTTTAAATTTTACTTTTTCTTTTAATGGTAATGTTTTTAAATAATCTTCTAAACTATCATATTTTCCTAATTTTTTTAAAGTAGGTAAGCCTTTTTCATTTTTACTAAGATTATAGTTACTGAATAATAAGTTAATTTTATCAACGTCAAAATCCGATCCCATAGATACAAGGATAATGTTTGGAACAATTGACATGTTACCATGCTCTGTAAGATCTGTAAAACCCACTATTTTAAATGGATATCCAGAAGAAGGACCTTGATAAGGAATACGATAACCTATTGTTTTTAACAAATCTGGATCTATTAAATCAGTATTTAAAGTACCATCTTCATTAGTAAAATCTTTTAAGCTTAAAGGGTTTTTATTATTATCAAAGAAGTTAAAAGGAACTACTATTTCAGCAGGTAATACAGTATAATTTTCAGATAATTCTTTTAACTCTTCCTCCATTGCTTTATATAAACCCTTTTTTCTCAACTCCTCATCTTTAATATTTTTAAAAGCAAGTAAAGGATTATTTATCATATCCTTTAACTCTGAATGTCTTTTTAATAAAGCACTATTTTCAGCTTCATTTAATTCTACACCATTAGCATCTCCTAATCTAATAGGTTTTAAATTTTCTGCTTTAGATTTAGAAGATATTAAAGCAATTCCTTTTTGAGGTATTACATCTGTTACATTATCTTCATTTAATTCTAGAGAAGGTTCAAATGTAAATACATCTGGTGCTTGAATAGTAGATAAACCTGGAAATTTTAAGTTTAATACTTTTTTAGTAAATGCAGATGTTAATTTAAATTCAAGTCCTCTAATAGAAGATAAAGGCTTTAAAAATCCCTGTCTAACTAAACCATCTTCTCCTGTATAATCAATTATTTCTAAGTTTTCTTCTAAGTCTAAATCATCTTTTGATACATTTAATAAGAATCTTTTAAATCCTGCAAAGTTTTCATCTGCTTTAAAACTTAATTTTAAATCAGGAGAATTTATTTTTATTTTATTTAAATCTTCTTTAGAGTTTATATTATCTAAATCTATAATATTTTCACCATCTAACAAAGAAGCTCCAAATTCTTTTAAGAAATCTTTTAATTTTAATAAAGTTAAATTAGATAAGTCATTATATAAAGAATCTGCTACAGTATTCATATTAGAATTTTTACCAGATTTGTCTATAATAGGTACATTTAAAGGAGTTCCTCCTGGTAAACTTACTACCATTTGTGTAGCTAAGGCTACTTTCTCTTTAAAATCATTTTGAGTATTTAACTGATTAAATCTATAATTATAATTATTTATAGTGATGTTTGTTTTTCTAGTATTAAAACTTAATTCTTGGTCTTTTTTATTAAATTTAAAGAAGTCTTTATTGATTGAGTACTTACCATTTACATTTGTGATTAAAGGAGTCTTATTATCAGATAAATGCTGTTTAATACCAGATGAAAATATTGTAGTATGTATATTGTTATATAAAGACATTTCTCTCCATTGTCCTAAGAGATTATTAGTTTTATAATTAGATCCAACTAAAAACTGAGCACTTTTTAAATAGTTTACATAAGTAGAAGTATCTGTAATTTGAATTCTAGACGCCTCCATAGGTTTTAATGGATTCAATACTAAATCAACTACAGTTAAAGGAATCATTTCTTTTGTTCCATCTGAATTAACTTTTTCAAATTGAGGATTATCTTTTTCTACTTCTTTAAAAATTTCTTCACTTTGACTGAAATAACTATTAAAAGGAAGTTCTGCTTTATTTTGAAAAATAATTATATCTCCATCTTCATCTTTTGTAACTTCAAAATTTAATGTAGTATCTTTACCAAGAATATTTTTAACTATAGTAAAAGCTTTTTTATTACTTTTTAAAGTTTTTACAGCTTCTTTTTGAACACTTTTTCTAAACTCATAGTAATCTCTTTCATTTAAGTGTAACCATTTTAAAACAGACATTCTTTGATTATTACCAGCTATAAAACCATTTGCTAATTGTGTATTGAAAGCTGATATAGTAGTCATTAATTGAGCTGCATCTGTAGCATCTTTTTCTTTCATAAATTGATCATACATAAGATTTGCTAAATCTTTTTTATCTTGTGTATAATTTTCTGAAAAAACTAATTCTCCGTTTTCTACAGTATAATCGGTTCCAGCAATAGATAATATTAACTCTTTAGCTAAAGGTTCTTTTATTTTTAAATCTGCAGAAATAGCTGTTAAATAAAATTCCTCTTCATAGTTAAATAAATCTCCACCTCCTGATAATTTAGCATACCTTTTAGTAATCTCTTCTGCTAATTTCTTTAACTCATCAAAGCTTACAATATCTACATTATTTTGTTCTTCATTTAATTTTAATTTAAATAATTGTTGAAAAAAAGTAGCACCTGTTTTTTCTTTTATTAAAGTCTTTTGATCTTTAGCGGTATAAGCTGAATCTTCTATAATACCTAATACTTCATACTCTGTATTAACTGCTTTATCAGCTAAAACTAAATATTTTGCTACATCAAATATTAATTTTCTAGCAATATTACCATGAGTTTCTGAAGATTCTAATCCTAAAGAATCATTCCAATTTGAATCATAATAAGTAGTAATTACTGTTTCTTCTATTTTAGGTTGATTTGAACTAAAGTCTTCTGTTTCTTCTGAACTATAAAGATTAAAAATCTTTTTAATTTTTTTAAACGTAGTTTCATTTACATTAAATAAATCTTGTAAACCTGTTGCGTTTACATTAATAACCCCTAGTTCTTTTAATTGATTTATTTTATCATGGATCTCAGTTAAAAATGAAACTTGAGGTATAGTTTCATTTTTTATAAAATCAGAATAAGCTTCAAAATTTAATTTTTCTAACTGTAAATTTGCTGTTAAACTATTTACTAAACTTTCTAATTTTTTAACAGAAGTTGACTCTTTATTATTGGCTATATTTTGATACCAATTTACAAACTCTTCTGTGTTATTTAATAATGGAAAAGTATTTATGAAACAAGCTGTTGGTATTAAAAGAGTCCCATCTTTCATTTTAGGATGATTTGGACTCAAATCTTCAAAGTTGTTTTCTTTAGCTTCTTTCCATAAAGCTTCTATTCTTTGAAGCTCTTGTTTAACTC